ACTATCCAGTATTTTAATACAGGTATAGTTAATACCGTAGCTGATGATGCTATTGGTTTAGCTCAGATGGCTTCAGGGGTTGATGGAAATCTGATTTCATATGATGCTTCTGGAAATCCAGCCCACGTAGCTACAGGTAGTGCTGGTCAAGTCTTAACTAGTGCTGGTGCTGGTGCGCCACCAACCTTTGCAACATCTTCTGGTGGTGGGTTTGAATTTGTTTCAGCAGTTACAGCTAGTGCATCTGCGAGTGTGACTTTCGAAAATATGACAAGCACTGGATATGATTACTTGTTAGTTGGAAGCAACATAAAGAACGCCACCGACAGTGTAAATATTCGTCTGTTACTAGGTGTATCAGGACCAACCTATCGGACTTCGAGTTATCGTTCTGGTACTGGTAGCCACTACGCTGGTGGAACTTACGTTAGTTCAGCCGATACCACCGCTGAAATCATTCTAAACTCAACACCAGTGGGAAATAACACAGTGGAAAGATACGATTTTTCGGTGAACATTATTGATCCAGCCACAAGTTCAACAGCTACTTCTGTCTATGGGTTATCAAGTTTTTTAAACGTAAACGATCAAATTTTAATTGGTCAAACGCATGGCTTTTACACCAGCGCAGAAGCTCATACAGCAATTAAATTTTTTACCTCATCGGGTAATATTACCTCTGGAATTTTTAAATTATACAAGCGGGCAAACGCTTAACAATAGGAGACTACAATGGCAAGACATCATATGACATCTGAAGGTAAAGTAGCCTTCACAGCAGATGAAGAAACAGCACGAGATGCTGAAGAGAAAGCATGGGCAGATAAAGCCGCTGAAAGAGCATGGGCAAGTTTACGCCAAGAGCGTGATCTTAAATTAGCTAACACTGATTGGATGGCTTCCTCTGATGTAACACTTAGCGATGAGTGGAAAAAATATCGCAAAGATTTGAGAGATTTTCCTGCAACTCTAGACGATGCCAAAGTTGTTAAAGAGTACACTTGGCCTAGTGAGCCAAGCTAATGAGTATAACAAAAGTAAACGCTGACGTTCTTGATCTCACTGATGCTTATGCCTTTACTGGTGATGTTAGTGGTGCTGGTAAACTTAAACAGGTTGTCTATGCTGACAGTCACGCAATAGTTACTGGATCAACCACCGTAGCTCTTGATGATACGATTTTTCAGAACTCAGAAGGAGTAGAGATTATAACTTTAGCTATAACCCCAACAGCTTCAAATTCTATTTTAAAAATAGACTTTAATTGCACATTTGGTGGTCCTTCAGCTCAATCAGGACAACTAGGTCTTTTTCAAGATACTACCGCTAATGCTCTTTGTTCTCAGTATAATTACATTTATGGTTATGGCCACCTTACTTTACAACATCTAATGACAGCTGGCACAACTAGCGCAACTACCTTTAAAGTTAGAGGTGGAGCAGGTAGTGGAACAGTTACCTTTAACGGCTATAGCGGGGTTAATGCTGTTGGAGGAGACATACCACACACAACTTTTTCAATTATAGAATTTGGAGCATAAAAATGGCAACACAAATAGATAACATGGGTCAAATCATTGGCTGGAAACATAACCACCAATCAGGCATGACAACAGTAGACGGAGTTATTACTGAGTTTCCCGGTGGCATACCGTCAGATGAAGACATAGCTACGTGGAAAAAAGAGCACGATGCCCATGTTGCGGCAACTGCTTATGTTGGCAAACGAAAAGACGAATACCCAGCTATCGAAGATCAGCTTGATAAAATTTACCATGACGGAATTGACGAGTGGAAGAAGGTTATCAAAGCAGTCAAAGATAAATATCCTAAGTAATGGTTGTTGCTGAAACTCTTGCTGGTCTGGCTCTTGTTAATAGCGCAGTCAAAGGAATTAAAAGTGTTATTGCTACCTGCCAAGATGTTTCAGAAATAGCAGATCAAATAGATTCTGTCATTACAGGAACAAAAGAAGTTCACACAAAGTCTCATCCCATTGCTAATAAGTGGGATAAATTTATTGGTAAGACGTTAGGTTCATCAGCAGATAAGTTTTCGTTAGGTGCAATAGCAAAAGAAACAATAGAAGAAAAACTTGCAGAGGAACAATTAAACCGTGTTCGTTTAATGATTAACAAAAGGTTTGGACCTGATACATGGGATACTATTCTTGAAGAAAGAGAATTGAGAATAGAAAAACATAAAAAACAATTAAAGAAAGAAACTGCAAAAAAACAAGAAGCAAACGAAAAGCTCTACAAAATATTAGAAACAATAGCAGGATATATCTTTTTAATATTAGTTATAGGTGGTGTTGGAGCTTACATTTGGTGGGCTAGAAAGTAAATGGAATTAGGTGCTAGAGAATTAATGACCATAGGCACTGTGTTGTGCGGTTTAGCGGCAACATGGGGAATGGTAAAAGGTCAGATAGGTAGATTAATGGATGACCTTATGAAAGTAAATAAAGAACTAGAAGTTATACAAGCTAGACTTGATTCTAGTGAAGCAGGAGAAGCGGTAATGAAACACCAGTTAGGCATTTTAGGTTCAATGTTGTCTCCAGATAATCAAGAAAATAAAGCAAGAGAAGTAGAAGCTTTACATCATAGAGTAAACGCATTACGTAGAGATTGCGATACGTTAATGCACACACATAACGGGAAACACCCACCAATTTAAGAGCGTTTAAACATGATCTCACTTTTAGGTAGTCTTTTAGGTTTTGTTACTTCTACAGGTCCCTCTATATTTAAAACATTTATGGACGCTAAACAAGACGCTAGAGATAAAGAACATGAGCTTAAAATTATGGCTCAACAATCTCAAGATAGACGAGATGAAGCTTTAATAGAAAGTGTAGGCGAAGCTAATATTGCAGTCCATAGAAGTTCTGATGAACAAACTAAGAGGGCAAGTACATGGGTCGTAAATCTTTCCGCAACAGTAAGACCGCTTATTACTTATTTCTTTTTCTTGGAATTTGTGTTGCTTACTTTTCTTTCGGCTTTCGGTCTGATAAGTCTGGAACTGTTTCAACTCCTGTGGTCAAGCGAAGTAGTGAGCATCTTTTCTGTGATTATCTCGTTTTGGTTCGGGCAACGATTAGTCAGCAAGTGGACAAAGTGATAAATAAAGAAGGGATAGAGTTGATAGAAAGCTTTGAAGGGTTCTCTTCTGAACCGTATAAAGATGTTGCAGGTATATGGACAATAGGTGTAGGATCAATTTACGGACTTAACGGTAAGCGTGTAAAAGCAGATCACAGGCATATTAGCAAACAAGAAGCTTTGCAGTTAATGAAAAGAGATTTAAAAAGAACTGAAGTACGAATATCACAATTAGTTAATGTTCCTGTAACTCAAAATCAATTTGCCGCTTTATGTAGTTTTGTGTATAATGTAGGTTCAGGGGCTTTTCAAAGAAGTACAGCAAGAATGAAGTTAAACAGGTCTGATTACGAAGGATGTGCTAACGAGTTCTTAAGATGGAAGTACGCTGGTAAACGATCTATTCCCGGACTTCTTAGAAGAAGAAAAGCAGAACGAGAATTATTTTTAAGTGAGGACAAAGCATAATGGCATATAGAGCTATGATTAATAAAGTCTTAAGAAGGCTAAGAGAAGATACAATATCTGCTGATTGGATTGGAGCTTTAGAAGATTCTGCTGATGTAGATTCTTACCATAAATTAGTAGGGGATTTTATTAACGAATCAAAACAAATAGTAGAAGATGCTTGGTCTTGGAGTTTCTTAAGATCACTTAAGACTGTTACAACTGAATCTGGAACAGCTACCTATGTTATTCCTGATGCAACTAATAGAACAACTGTTTTACAAGTAATTGATGATACATCTGATTATCAAGTTCCTCAGTTATCTGATGCAGATTTTTATAAATATACTCTTGTAGGTACATCTACAAATGGCACTCCCATGTACTACAGACTTAATGGAAATTCCATTTCTTTTTTTCCTACACCAGCAGATGTTTATTCAATAAAGACACATATAGTTCTTCCTCAAGCTGACTTAAGTTTAGCTACAGACGTTTTAACGGTTCCAGAAGAACCAGTAATTTTAGGTGCTTATTCTTTAGCTTTGTCCGAAAGAGGTGAAGATGGAGGAACAGCTAATTCTGTAGCTTCAGCTAGATTTGGAACAGTTCTTTCTGATTTTATAACTAAAGATTCTAACAGAACTTTAAACGAAACTGTATGGTATGCCAGTTAAAGCTTTAACACCTATAAAGTTAGATGGTTTAGGCTCAAAGGGTTTAAACACACAAGGTAGTGCTTCTACATTAGGTCCTGAGTGGCTTACTGAAGCGTCTAATGTTGTGTTTGATTTCCAAGGTAGAATAGGTCCAAGAAAAGGTATTAAATCTATTTCTAAAACTGTTTCTCACCCTGTAAAATCTATTGGTGAGTATGTTAAGTCCGATAGAACTACAGAGTTTTATTTAGGTTCTAACAATGCTATTTATAAAAGAGATACCTCTACTACCCCAGAAACACTAACTGCTCAGTCTTTTGGGGGAAGCCCACAAACTATTTCTAATTCTAATTGGCAGTGGGTAAACTTTAATAACGAATTATGGGCAGTACAGGCAAGTCATAAACCAATTAACTTTGATGGTTCTACTTGGAAAGACGTAGAGGACTTATCTGCATATGCCGCTAATAGTGGTGTGACTACATTTAACCCCTCATGTGCCTTGGGAAACTTTGGACGTATGTGGTACGGAGGTATTACTGAAGACCCCGGAACAGTGTTTTATTCAGATAACTTAATTGGTGAAAAGTTAAATGGTGGGGCCGCTGGTTCTTTAAATTTAAGGACTGTTTGGGGATCAGATGAAATAGTAGGTTTTAGTTCTATCATGGATAAAATAATTATCTTTGGTAAAAACAACATAGCTATTTACAGTGGTGCATCTAATCCTGCTACAATGACACTAGACGAGCTTATACAGGGCGTAGGGTTAGCAGGTAGAGATAATATAGTTAACGTAGG